GCGACGCTGACGGACGGCGCCGCCCCGACGCCCGCACCGCCCGCGGGCGCCCCCGGACTCGGCGGGTGGGTTCTGCCGATCCCCTACCGGCGCCCGACGCACCCCGCGCCGATCGCCGCGCACCTGCACGGCGCCGGCGGCCTGACCGCCTCGATCGACCTCGCCCTCGACCCCGAATGGCTCGCGCACGAGCTGGCCGTGGCCCTCCTGCTCGACCTCGTCTGACGAAGGGACGCACCCCATGACCGACCTGCTGGAGGCCGCGCGCCAGCGGCGCGACCAGGTTCGCACCCGAGCGGACCGGCCGTCGCAGCGGCGTAGTGCCGTGGATGGGTGGGCGAACTACACGCGGGCAACCGAGGCGGGCATTGAGCTTCGGGCGGCGAGCACTGAGGATCGCCTGCACTTCACGGGACACGCGACGACCTACGAGCGCGGCTACGAGATGTGGGACTGGGCCGGCCCGTACACGGAGATCGTGTCCGCGGGTGCTGGCGCGAAGTCGCTGATGACGCCGAACCTCGACGTCCCCCTCGTCCTGGACCACGAGTCGCTGCGCCGCATCGCAACCACACTGACGGGAACGCTGACGCTGGCCGAGGAGGAGGCCGGCCTGCTGGTCGACGCCCCTGAATTGGATCTCGCGGACTACGACGTCGCGTACATCGCTCCGAAGCTGCGATCGAAGATGGTCACGGAGATGTCGTTCCGGTTCCGGATCATCCGCGGCCAGTGGTCGCCGGACTACACCGAGTACCGGATCGAGGAGTACGACATTCACCGTGGCGACGTCGCGATCGTCGGCTACGGCGCGAACCCCACGACTGACGGTGCGCTGCGGTCCCTTGTGGCGCCGATGCCGGCTCGACTCCAGAAGTTCTCCGACGTCGCCCCCGATCATCCCCTCCTGCTAGCCCAGCGCTAGCCCATAGACCCCGGCCACACGGCCGGTTCATCTCAGCCAGTAGCCCGATGCCCGGTGCGCGTTCGCCTGCCGCCTGTCGCCTGACCGCTGAGTCCCACGGAAGCAACCAATCCAAGGAGACTCATCATGAAGCTGCGCGAACTCATCGCGAGCAAGACGGCGGAGCGAGACCAGGTGCTCGCGTCCCGCAACCAGAACGCCAAGGATCTCGAGCCGTTCTACGGCCGCGAGGACCTGACCGAAGACGAGGTCACCCGCGTGACCGGCCTGCGCACCGAGATCCGGGCGCAGGACGAGGATCTTGACAAGCGCGCCACCGAACTCCGCGAGCTCAACGAGCAGGCGGATCGCGACGATGCGCTCGTCAAGGAGCAGGCCGAGCGCAAGCCGGCCGCACAGCTCCCGTCGTACGACCGGGTTGCCCGGGTCGGCGCGGAGGAGCGCACCTACCGGCAAGACCAGGACAAGCGTGGCAAGGGCACCGCGTTCCTGACCGACGTGGCCTCGGCGTTCCGCGGCAACAGCCAGGCGCGCGAGCGTCTGGAGCGACACATGGACGAGGAGCGCGTCGAGCGTGGCGTCCAGGTCGAGCGCGCGACCACAACCGCCGCGTACACCGGCTGGGTGCTCCCGCAGTACCTCGTCGACCTGAACGCTCCGGCCGCAGTGGCGGGACGTCGGTTCGCCGACATCTGCAACCACCACGACCTGCCCCCGCAGGGCATGACGGCGTACCTGTCGAAGATCACGACCGGGTCCTCGGTCGCCGATCAGGCGAGTGAGGGTGCGACGGTCTCCGAGACCGACATGGACGACACGCAGATCTCGATCAGCGTGCGGACCGCGGCGGGCTCGCAGACGATCAGCCGGCAGGCGATCGAGCGCGGTCTCGGCGTCGATGAGATCACGCTCGCGGATCTCATCAAGCGGTACAACAAGAACCTCGACACGAAGCTGCTGTCGGCGACCACGTCGGGTCTGACCAACGTGGCGACGTCCGTGACCTACACGGACGCCACGCCCACCGCGGCAGAGGTGTACGCGAAGGTCCAGCAGGCCGCGTCCGGCGCCGAGGGCGTGTTCCTCGACACGGTCGACGGTCTGGCCGTCGTCATGCATCCGCGTCGGTGGCGCTGGCTGTCGTCGCAGTTCACGTCGTCCTGGCCGTTCGTCGGCGGCCCGGGCACTCCGAACGAGACCTCCGGCATCGCCGTGGGGAACCTGTCGGAGTCGGCGTCGATCCGGGGCTACCTCCCGGACGGCACCCCGGTCGTGACGGACGCGAACATCGGCATCACCTACGGCGCGAGCACGAACGAGGACGAGATCTACGTGGTCGCGCCCGAGGAGTGCCACCTGTGGGAGGACCCGTCCTCGCCGATGTTCATCCGGGCGGAGACGAACCCGAAGGGCTTGCAGCTCGACTTCGTGCTGTACGGCTACTACGCCTTCTACCTCGACCGGTACGCGGGCGGGCACCAGAAGATCGCTGGTACCGGCCTGGTCACGCCGACGTTCTGAGCCTGACCGCTCTCCTGCCCCTCGCCGTGACCCGGCGGGGGGCAGGGCTGGCGGCCAGGACCAACCCTGGACGGGAGGCCCGTGCGTTCACGTGACCGCGTAGCGATCGGCTGGCTTGATCCCGGGACCGTGGATGGCCGGTGGACGGCGGACCTCGTGCGTCTGGTGCGTTCTCGGGACGCGCTGCTTCACGAGTCGACGATCCGGATCGCGTGCAACGGCTTGCTGTCCCGTGGCCGGAACGAGCTCGTGCGGACGTTCCTGGATCGCACGGACGCGGCGTGGCTGCTGATGCTGGACACCGATCACCAGTTGCCGGTGTCAGCGTTCGACAAGGTCATCGCCGCGGCACATGACGTGGACCGACCGGTCGTGTCGGGCCTCTACTTCGCTGCCTACCCCGGCGACCCGTATCCGCTCCCGGTGCCGACGATCTACCGCCTCACCCCCGAGGGCCGCGGCGCACCGATCAACGACTACCCGGCCGACACGGTGATCCCGATCGACGCGTGCGGCGCGGGCTTCCTGCTGGTGCACCGGTCAGCGCTGGAGGCGATCCGCTCGGATGCGGCGGAGCCGGACTGGTGTTGGTTCGCGGACGGCCCGGTCGGTGGGGCGTGGATGAGCGAGGACATCACGTTCTGCGCCCGGCTCGGTGAGCACGGCATCCCGCTCCACGCCCACACGGGCGCGGTGCTGCCGCATCACAAGGACTACTGGCTCGATGACCGACACCACTCTGGAGGTACGCATGGCTGACGACAGCATCGAGACTGCGCCCGAGAGCGCCGAGCCCGTCGTGGCAGCCCCGGTCAGCGACACGATCCGTGCGCTGCTGGTGGAGCGCGCCGGGTACCTGCGGCAAGGGAAGGTGGCGCGGGCCGAGGCCGTCGATGAGCAGTTGCGCTTGCGTGGCTACGCCGACGCGACAGTCGACGGGAAGCCGCTGATCGGCGACGCACCGAAGCCGGCCACTGCGCGCGGCCGGCGGACGACCAAGGGCTGACGTGACCTACGCGGATCTGTCCGAGGTCAAGGATTCGCTCCAGCTGTCGGAGTCGGATACGCAGTACGACGCGGCGATCACGCGCATCCTGACGTCGATCGACACGGAGATCAACAACCACTGCCACCGGACATTCACCCTGGCCGAGTCCGCGAGTGCCCGGAAGTTCCCGGCACAGACGGCGACGCGCGTGTTCATCGACGACGTGTCGGCGGCGGACGGGCTGGTCGTCGAGGTCGGCAGCTCCGGAGGCTGGACCACGGTCGACGAGGACGACTACGAGTGCAACCCGATCAACGGCATCCTGAACGGCGAGCCGTGGCCCGTCACGAACCTCGTAGCGATGGGCGGATTCTCGTGGCCGTCGCGGTCCCTGTATCGCGTGCGCGTGACGGGGATCTGGGGCTGGCCCGCCATCCCGGGGCCGGTGAAGGAAGCGGCCGTCCTCCTGGCCGTGCGCACCCTAAAGCGCCCCGACGCCCCGTTCGGTGTCACGTTCGGTGACCTGGGCTCGATCCAGGTGCAGCTTCGTGATCCGGACATCACGACGAAGCTCGATCCGTATCAGCGTGCGGGCGGTTTCGGGTGAGCGTCAACGGCGACATCCGCGATCTGCTGGCCACGGCGATCGAGGGCATGACCGGCCTGTCGACGCCGGACGGGAAGCTGCGCGTCAGCCGGTACGTGCCGGAGCAGATCAACACGCCATGCGCCATCCTCACGCCCGGCGCGTGGACGGTACACGGCGCCGCTGATGGCGAGGCTGGCCGCGAGTGGATCGCGCAACTGGTCACGGGCCGGACGTCGTCGGAGTCCGCGCAGGTGATGCTCGACGACCTGGTGGAGACGTCCGGCGCGGGGTCGTTCATCGCCGCGATCAACGCCGCTCTCGACGGCACCGGCTACGTGCATGACGTCGACGAGTACGTGGCCCTCCCGATCGGCGAACTGACCTACGTGGCCTGCAACGTCCGCATCCGCATCTACACCGACCACTAGCAAGGAGACTCATCATGGGCACGACTGTGCTGCTGGACCCCGTCGTCACCGTGGGTGGCATGGCGCTGGCGAAGGTCAAGGCGATCGAGATCAAGTCGACCGCGGCCGACCTGGACGATACGTCCGCTGATGACGGCGGCTACGCGGTGCACGCCGCGGGCATCCGCAACGGCACCTGCCGGATCATGTTCAACCAGGGCTGGGGCACGAACAGCGCCGACGCCCTCCTGTCGAGCAAGATCGGGCAGGAGGTCGAGATCGTCGCGCGGCCGAAGGGGACGTCGACGTCGCCGACGAACCCGACGTACACGTTCGACATCCTGATCCTGGAGGGCACCCTGATGGGCGGCCAGATCGGCGACATCATGACCGACGACATCACGTACCCGATCCAGGGTGTGGTCGTGAAGACCACGGCATGAGGTACCCGTACCAGGTCACGTTCAACGACGGCACCGTCGTTGACGGTGAGGCGAACACCCGCGACGTGGTCCTGTGGGAGATGCGGTTCTCCGCGAACTACCGCGAGCTGGACCGCGAGGATGCGCCGGCCGCAGAGTTCATGTGGCTGGTTCACGCGGCGGAGCGGCGGCAGGAGCGAACGGACCTTGACCTCCTGCCGTGGCTTGACACCGTCGATCGGGTGCTGCGGTTCGAGGATGCCGGCGAGGACCGTGATCCGCTGACGGATGAGGGCGAGGGACCCCTGGTCCCTTTGGACCAGACTCCGCCAACTGGCGCATAGCGTCGCTCGCGGTCGATACGGGCATCGCTCCGAGCCTGCTCATGGCGGAGTCGGAGCGGATGCTGTTCACGCTCGAGATGGTGGTCCGGGACCGACGTCGCGGGGGGTGACTCCGTGTACGACCTCCACATGCAGGGCGCGGGGCCACTGGTCAACCGCCTGGCTCGGTTCGATCGCGACGTCTACCTGATCTTGCGGCGCGAGGTCAAGGCGGCGACGGAGGACGTCAAGACTGAGGCCGCGAAGCTGCTGCCAGCGGGGAATCCCCTGGCGAACTGGGGGCAGTGGAACATCGAAACGGGCCGCTCAGGTCGACGCGGAGTCGTCACCCTGGTTACCAGCTCACGCGACCTGTCGTTCGACGACAGTCGCGTGCGCGGGTCGCTCGCCGTCCAGGTCCGCAAGACGAAGACCGGCATCTTCGGTCGCGTCCTGCTCAAGGATGCCGCCGGCGCGATCTTCACCACGGCCGGCGGACGCACCCCGGCGTCGGTGTTCAACCGTAACCTGATCGACCATCACGGTTCGACGTTCCCGCGTGCACTCGGCCCGGCGTGGACGGCGAAGGCACCCGAGGCAGGGGATCGGATTGACCGGGCGTTGGAGCGCGCCCAGGAGGCCGTGGCCTGATCTAGCGGAATACGGCTAGGGCAACGAACGCTGCGAACACCACCACCACGACGACGAGGCAGCCGAGAGCGCAACCGTCCGGGGTGTCGCTGAACGGTGTCCGCGACGGTGGCTTCGGCGGCGTGACCCACCGCTGTCCATCCCACACGGCGCCGGGCCATGGCGGCAGCGGCGGATTCGGCTCACTCATCACGTCCCCCTAGGTCGCGTCCGAACACGGTACCGCGCCCGGCTAGCAACGGCATCCGATCGGAGGTGGCCCTGTGGCGTCTCGTCCGATCAACGTCGTCATCAAGGGCGACTACTCCGACAAGGACGTCAAGCGCGCGATCCGGGACCTCAAGTCGCTCCAGACGCAGGGGCCGCGCACGGGTGCCGCACTCAAGAAGGTCGGCATCGGCCTCGGCGTTGGCACCGCTGCCGCAGCGGCGTTCGCCGTCAAGATCGGCGTCGACTCGGTGCGGGCGGCGATGGAGGACGAGCAGTCCGTCGACAAGCTCGCGACGACGCTTCGAAACCTCGGCCTGGCGCACGAGGACGCCGGGGTCGAGAAGTTCATCGACGACATGCAGTTCTCCAGCATGTTCGCGGACAACGACCTTCGCCCGGCATACGACCGCCTCGTCCGTTCGACGAAGAACGTCGGTGAGGCGCAGCGCGCCCTCCAGATCGCCATGGACATTGCGCAGGCCAAGGGCCGCAGTGTCACGCAGGTAGCCGATGTGCTGGGCAAGGCATACGACGGCAACACGAACGCGCTCGGTCGGCTCGGTGTTGGCATCAGCAAGACCATGCTCAAGTCCGGCGACCTCGAAGCGATCACCCGCGAGTTGTCGCGACTGTTCCAGGGTCAAGCTGCCGCGGGCGTCGAGAACCTGTCGGGGAAGTTCAAGCTCCTCCAGACCGGGATCGACGAGCTCGAGGAGTCGGCTGGCTACGGGTTCATCGAAGGGTTCTTCACGTCCTTCGAGAACGGGACCGACTCGATCGACCCGGCGGTGAAGTCTCTCCGCGACGCGCAGGCGAGCGTGCACGCGCTGACGACCGTTCTCGGCGGCTTGGCCGCTGATGGGCTCGGCGCACTGAAGGACTTCGGGCGCGGCGCGATCTTCCTCAACTACTCCGTTGGCGCGTCCTTCCGACTCGTCGAGCGCGCAGCGATCAACAGCATGGACTTCCTCGGGCAACTGGGAGACGCCGAAGCCGAAGCCATGCGGCGACAACTCGACTACGAAGACGCTCAGGCGCAGGTCGTCTTCGGCCAATATGAGCTTGCAACGTCAAGCAATTCCGTCGCTACCAGTCTGGACGGTGTCGGCTCGTCGGCCAATGGCGCCGCGTCGGGTCTCGATGGCGCGAGCACTAGCGCTGGTGGTGCCTCGACCTCCTTCGACGCCGCGACCGCTTCGGCCGACGAGTACCGCAAGGCGCTCGACAAGCTGAACGGGAAGAACATCGAGGTCGGACGTTCTCGCATTCAGCTTGACCGGGCACTGGCCGAAGGTCCCGGGAAGTCGGGCAGCCGAACCGTCATGGGCGCCGGAGAGAAACGCGTCGAGACCGACGCGCTCGGTCGTCGCCGTGTCGTCACCGGGCCGGGCAAGAAGAAGAAGGTCCAGTTCTCCACGGAGCAGGACGCGCGGCTGTGGGCCTACGACGTCGCCGAGCAGGCAATGCAGACGGCCGAGGACTACTACGCGCGCGGCAAGTCGGGGGACCGCAAGCGCGGCCGTGAGGTCATCGCAGACACCCGTAAGGAACTGATCCGCCGCCTCGGCAAGTACGGCGTCGACAACCCTTCGGCGTTCGTCAAGTCGATCCTGTCGTCTCCGCGGTCCGGCGTCGACATGCCATCGACGGCGACCGTTGACCCGTCCCTGTTCTCCAAGCGCGGGCCTTACGCGGCCGGCTACTCCGGTCTGGCGCCGGGCTCATTCAATGGTCCGTT